CAAGGCCGCGTAGAAGCGCCCGCGTCAACGCCTGCGCCCACACCCGCAGATCGGGGCCGACAGGGGGCAGTGACGGCGCGCTCATCGCCGCCCCGCTTGCGTGACCTCAATGCGAGGAATGCCAAAGCGCCACGCGCCCAAGGTGTTCGCCGTGACGCGCATTCGCGCCTGCCGACCGCTGAACCGAATGCTAGTCGGGTTGGTCATCGTATAAGGCCCGTGCGAGGTTTCCGCCCCGTTTGGATAGAGCCGCGTCTTGAAGGTCAGCTCTACATCGCCTTGCGTCCGCTCATCGGGAATTAGTTTGCGCGCGTTAAACGTAAACTCGCCGTCGCCAAAGTTTGCCGGGCCGCTTTCGGCGAACACCGAAGCGCCGCCATAGTTGAACCCGGTTTCGTGATCGTAAACATCCCCGGTATCGTCCGCCCAAATCGGCGTGCGGAACACCCCTCGATCAACGCCCGCCGTGCGATCCAATTCGCCAATTAGCCAGTGGCCTTCCTTAAAATCATACGCGACGTATCTGTTGACCTCGGTGCTATCTGCCGAAGGATAGAACCACCAAACCTCGCCGTTTTGGCCGTTTGCGACAGCCCACGCCTTGCTGATTTGCGACGTGTTAATGTCGGTAAAAACAAAGTCGTGAACCTCGCATGGCAATTCACGCACCGAAGACCCGTCAAACACGAAAAACCCGCGCTGCCCCATCCAGAACACGCCCGCCTCGGTCGCAGCCGCCGCTTTGCGCGCGACAATACCGCACGATGTCCCGACGCGCTCAAACTGATAAACAAACGGCGGCCCGACATACTGCGCCCGGTGCGCGTCAATGTCAGTCAGCACCAGCGTCTGCCCAATAGTCCGCACGGCGGTCATAATTTGACCGACAGTTTGCAAGACTTGACTGCCCGCCTGGTTAGTCGCGGCAGGCGTCCAAGTCGTGTTGTCCTCTTGATCGGACCACTGCACCTTTCTCGGGTCGCCGCCTGCGCCAAGCGCGAACAAGAAACGCTCCTCGGTCACCAGCAGGCCCAAGTTGTTCGCGGGCGAGTTGGCAATTTGCACCGCGTCGTTTGACGTGTTGAGTTGCCATTCGTAAAGCTTCCCGTCGGCGTCGCTGCACCCGACAAGGTATTCGCCCCAGTTGTCAAGGTGCCACACCGTAGCTTCGCCAAAGCTCCCGCTGTCAGGCCGGGCCTGCCCGTAAAACCCCGTCCCGTAAAAGCCCGAACCGTAACCCGTATTTAGCGCCGCGTCCAAATCGCCGGATGTTAACCCCGAAGGCGTAATGTCGTGCGTGACGCCGCCAGATGTGGCCACGATCAGCTTATCAAACGTGCCGCCCGCAAGCCATCGGTCGCCGTTGTTCGCCTCCCATGCGTGCATACCGCGCGGGGCGTCGTCGAACATATCCGCAACTCGTTCACGCCAACCGCTAACAGGGCGCAAGGAACCCTCGCGCCACCGGACAAGGTTGCCATCCCGCCACCGGCCAGAACCCTCAAGGTCGGTGCCGTTGCGGTAGAAGCCCGGCGGGATTTGCAGCGGAACAAGAGGCATGTTTTAACCTTGTTTTGACGCCTGCCAAGAGCGCAAAACATCATCGTAGATGCCCCGCTTCTTGGCCATTTCCGTTACCTCTAACGCTCTCCAAACGGCGCGCTCCGCTGCCGTCTTGCAGTGTTCCCGTTCGCCGGTCAGGCTTTGGAAAAGGCTGTCAACCTTATACCTGTCAACATGGCGCGCCAAGAACAGCCAAGCAGATGTGGAAAGCCGCAAGTTGCCGCGATAGCGCAGAACGCACCACATTGCGGATAACAGCGACGTGATTTCACGCCAGCGGCTATAGGGGGCCGTCATGGCCAGTGCCGATCATCTGCAAAGTCTGCGGGGATCGGGTCCGCATCGATAAGCGCCCAAGCCGCCGCCCGCACAGAGGCCAGCCAATCCACGCCCGACATAAACAGCGACACCACCTGCTCAGGTGTTAGCGCGTGCGTTGCGCCCGCCCGGTCCCGAAATGGGAACATCGCTTCCGGGTTACCGGCTGCGGTAGCGATCTGCGCCGCCTGCGCTAGAGATGTCAGGTCCGCCTGCACTACAGGCGACCCGCTCACCGGAATGTCGCCGATGCCGGGCACGTTGATCGTGGTGCCCTCGTTGATACGCCGGTCGCGCTCTGCGATGACATCCGTCGCCGTCGCGGGCGCGGCGAATGACGCAGGCGCTGCCCATCCCTCGCCGTCTCGCGTAAAGCCGACAAAAACGTCATCCGCGACTTCTTCCCACCCATCGACAGGAGCGTAAGAAACGGTAACCACCGTGTTGTTTTGGATTTCCGCGTATTTCATCACGCCACCTTTTTGATGATGCACTGAGCGTAAATTTCCGTCCCTTGGCTTAAGGCAAGGCCAAGGCCAAAGGTTGCATTTGCAGCGGAATGATAATGCTCAAGGCGCACGTCTGTTTCGCCCGCTAGGGTGAACCTCATGAACCCCGGCGCTTGATAATCTTTCTCGCCAGACGCGGTTCGGCTAACGCCAAGCCCATCGGCCAAGGACGCCGTATTGTCAATATCATACATGCGAAGTTTATGCTGGGGGGCGGCCCCATTTGCGGCCAATGCCTGCACTTCATAAGTGCCTGCTGGCAGCGTGATCGTGGGCGTGGAAAATGATGCGCCAGTAATGCCGTTGTGGACCAATGTATTCAGCCGCGTGTTCCAGCCCACACTGGATGCACCGCCATTTGTCCCCGAGGTTTGTTCCTCGGTCAGGAACATTGTTTCGCCGCCACCGCCAAGCCCGCTCCACGCGGTGCCGTCGTAACCCTCAAACGTGCTGTCGTCAGAGTTAAACCGGATTTGCCCCTGAGCGGGAGAAGGTCTCTGCGCCACCGTGCCTGTCGGAACCTTCAGCGCGCCCGTGCTGTCGGCGTCTAACTGGTTGATCTCTGCCGCAGTGGCAGTCACGCCGTCCAGAATGTTAAGTTCAGCCGTGGTCGCAGTTACACCGTCAAGCAGATTGAGTTCGGTCGCGGTGGCGGTCAGAGTGTTGTAATCGGTCAGCGTCCACGTCACGCCGTCCAGCAAGTTCAATTCCGCCGTGCTGACCGTTGCGCCGTCCAAGATGGCAAATTCGGTCTGAGACACACCCCCGAGAAGCGTGTCTAGGTCCGTCCAGTTCGCATTGAGGCTTGTGCCCCACGTATCTTCGGACCCGCCGACCGTAGGCAGGTTCCAGCTATAGTTCACCGTCGCCATTAGGCCACCTCCGTCCAAATTTCAGACGTGCCTGGCACGTCAATCCAAATCCCCGCCGTTTCCGGCACGTCAGTCCAAATCTCAGACGTGATCGGCTCAGGCTCCCATTTCAGCCGCGCGCTTGCTGCAAATGCCGCGCTGGCAGCGATAACTGCGCTGGCCGCCCTCGCCTTTCGCACATCAACGTCTACACTTACCACACCAGAAACATCGGCAGCGGCGGTTCTGACGCGCTCTGCGGCAGATGTTGCTGTTACCGCGCAAGATACCACAGCATCGGCGTTGATAACAGAGCCGTCCAGTCCGTAAGCCCTGACGCCATAACGGCCCGTCCCGTATCCAGTGCGATAAGCACCCGCAACAATCGCAGAAACAGTTGCTGCCGCCGAAACAGACGCAGACGCCAGCTTGGCGTCGCCCTCCGCGTAGCCTTCTTCCCAGTATTCTGGTTCGACGTAATAGGGGAACATGATTTATTCCGTCACACCCAAGGCAGGCCGGTTTCGGTTTTCGGGGCTTTCTGATCCTCGATCTGAGATGCAAGGTTGGCTTCAGTTTCCGCCTTGTCCACGCTGCCCCACACCCAAGCCAATACGTCAGCCTCGGTCAGTTGATCGTATGCGATGAAGTCAGGCGCAGTCGGATCAGGCGTGAAGCCAGCCGAGCCATATGCAGATGCGGTGTATTCGCCGTCTTGGGCAGTGACGCGCCAATGTGATGTTACCACTCCGCCCGTTTCGGTTTGGCGTTCAAGTTGTGCGATAGTCCAGTTGTAGTTTGTCATTCAGGTTCTCCTTGGTGTTGATTATCAACCAAGGCAACCGCATCTTCTGCGGTGTTCGCGTTAGCGTTGCAGAACACAAGGTGCTTCTTGCCTGTTTCGTTTTCAGTCGGCATCCAGCCGTTGTTAGTGCCTTCAATCTGCTGTGCGGTATATTTCGGTTCCATGTGTGTTTTCCTTACAGTAGGGTTACGTTGAAGGTTCGTGTGCTGCCTTCACGGTTTTCAAGGTAAAGCGTTCCGCTTGTGCCTGCCGTGCCGATGGTAATTTGACCGTCAGCGCCAGTAGTGCCTGTTAGGGTATTTGTATTGTCCAGATCGGTCAAAGACCCTGTGTATATAGCAGAGCCAGATGGTGTGTTTCCAAAATCCACATAGCCCAAAAATGAACCCCCGTTTACCGGAAAACTATCATCATCCGAACCTTCAACAACACTCAACATCCCAAAGCGCCGATTGGTGAACGTCAATTCCGCCACAGCATCGTCGGCAATAGTCACTTGAATAGCAGAGATTGTGCTTCCGTTGAGAATGACAGAACCGCTGATGGTGACGTTACCAGAGACATCCAACTTCTCACTAGGCGAACTCGTCCCAATCCCCACGTTCCCGCTGCTGTCTACCCTCACCCGCTCCGATCCAGCAGTCTCCACCGTTACAGTGTCAGCGGCAGGGAAGCGGATGGCGGTGTTGGTGTCGCCTGTGTGAGTGATTTTGTCTGCGACATCTACAGCTGTCAGCGTAAGGCTTGCAACCGTATCGCCGCTTCCAATTTTATCGCTGTTGAGGTTGGTAAAGTTGGCGTCCACCTCATTATGCGTGAGGGGCGAGCCTTTACCCGCGCGCGTTACGATGGTCGCCATGTGTCACCTCAATCCAAAGTCACGTCAAGGTCAGTTGCGGGGATGCGAAGCACATCGCCCGTTTCAATTGTCTTGGACGCAGACAGCGCCGCGTAGGCGATCATGTTGCCCGAGGTCAAAGCGTCGAAGATGGCCACGTGCGTGATGGTGCCCCAGTTGGCAGTCGCCACGGGCCACTCCACCGCAGCGTTGTTCGTCGCCGTGTCGCCGCTTACCGTGAAAACAACGGCCTCTCTGACATAAGACCCGCCGGAAACCTCAGTTCCGCCGCCCGCTTCGCCGGGCGCGCCGGTGAACAGGCCCAGATACCATGCTGTCGGGCGGGTCGGCGATCCGGTGGTTAGCAGCCATTCCAGAACGCGGGTTTCGAAGGTGTTTGTCAGTGACATGGTTTACCCCATAGGCTTTGCGCGCATACGCAGCGAAGACGATCCGATAGCCGCGCGCTGGTGTTCGACGCGAAGCGCCTGCATTGATTGCTCTAGAAGCCCGCCCCACACTTGCAGCTTTTCTTGATCGTCCAGATAAGGCGCGGCTTCCATCAGCGCCCCGTAGAGATAAGCGTCAGGCGCAATATCCAACAGCCAATTAGTCGTGTTACTGTCAGACAGCGCCGGAATTTTGCTGTAGTAGGTCAGTTCGCCGTCAAGCGTGCCGCTTGGTGCGGGCACCACCTGAAACTGCTTCCCGACCATAGTGAAAAACTTGGGCGTGCCAGCTTGGGCGTAACCGATCCGCTCCTCGGACGCCTGATCGGGCGTGACATATTCCAGCGTCGTGATCGGCGTCGTTTTGAGGTGAAACCGGATGTTTTGAAGCCAATCCGCAGGAACAGCGAAATACCCCGTGTCAATTTCAGCGTCGGCGCGCTTGACCATGCGGTAATCACGCAGGCGGCGGTTAAACTTGGCCTCCGCAAGCGAAATAAACGACGGAATGACCGTTGCCAGGTCGTCCCGCAGCAGCCAATCCGCGATGGCCGATTGCAATTCGCTGTAGGAGGTGATCGCCATCAGTATTCGCCTTCCCAGGCCTGGCATGTGCGAAGATTGTGGCACACGAAGTCAAACTTGGTGCAATACCCGCGACCGCCAGCGTTCACGTCCATGTCATTATACGGGATGGCTTCCATCTTTTCCATCATGTGGACGCTGTTGTCGAAATACTCGCAATTGGCGCAGAACATGCGCCGCGCCTCGGTCTCTTCGACGTTCATGATGTCAGCGTAAGCCGCCCAGAAGTCGCCATTGGCGTCTGGGTCGCTCGACGGCTCTTCCGGGCCAAGATACCAGTTCTCGATGACGTTTTCGGTGTTTTCGTCATTTTGTTCCGGCGTGATAAAGGCCTCGGGGCCTTCCATCATCAGCAGGGACGCAGCTTCGCGGACGCGCATCACAAAACCCCTTCGCGTGTGCGGAAAACTCGGTTGTCAGCGTCGTTCAGCCACCGCTTCATCGCCTTGGGGTCATCCGCGATGCCCCGGCGCTTCAAGTCGTAATAAACGCTGAGAGGGATGGACGCCACGCGGGACATGTCGCCCCATTTCGTGCGCCGATCTGTAGCGTTGCGGGCGCGGGTGTTGCTTTCGTCCACCTCAATAT